CAGAGATAGACAGAAAATGAAAATTTTTATTTTATTTTGTATTTTATATTTTTTATGTATTTTTGTTGTTGCGTTGTTACAAATCTATGGCTGTAAAAAGACTCATGCCATGAAAGTTGACACAGTCTGTGAGATTGTCGGTAAGACAGGCTTCCATCATTTCTTCTAGTTCCTTGTAGTCGAAGCCGTATCTCTCCATGAAGAAAAAGGTCGTATCCTCACTCATTTTGTGTTTCTCGGTTGCAAGACTCTTGTAAATCGCACGTCTATCGAAAAATTCTTTCTTCTCAACACGTTTCAGCAATTTGAGTTGGTGACGAACGTACACTCGCAATATGGGGATATGTGAGGCTTCAACTGCCAAACCCAGCAACATCCCTTTGACCTCCCCTTCAGACAGTTTAGTTAGAGAAAATCCGATCTTTGGCAAACGCTTGCCAATCTTCGGTCCTAACACGAAACCACCTTCTACAGGCCAAAAAAGCGAAGAACAATACTCGACGTCGCACCAATTTTCGGAAATCTTCATCTTAGTACTAAAACCAAGGGATCTCTGAATACCGAGAAATGCGCTCTTAAAAGTTCGGATCCAATCTGGCGAAAAACGACCCCTGATAACAATCAAGCTGTCGTCTCCGTGAACCAACATCTTAAAATCCTTAACACCACATCTGTTTAAGGCAAACTTGCTCTTAATGCCGTTCAAACGAGAATTGCTCGTCGAGGTAACGGGAGCTCCACTAGTCATGGTATAATCTACGTTATAGTTGATACCATGTGATGACCAACCATGTATCTCCTTCATTGAAGTCAATGCATAGTAAGCATCTCCATGCTCCTTAATACCTGCTGCGACATACATTCCCTCCGATAAGAGGTAAGCGTGTTCACCCTGGTGGGCATCGTAACGACTTTCATCAAGCTCAATGATGGTGACATCCTCGTCTCCAAATTGCTTGCGCCATTCACCGATCTCTTCGGCCGTCAAGCCACCAGTGTAACAGATTTCATTGTTGACATGCCAAACCTCTTTAAGGTTGGATGCGACCTTGTGTGTATGAGGACCAAGACTAACATTCAACCTATCAGTATTTCCTTGAATCGATCTTGGGTCAAAGTCTTCAGGCTCAGGTCCGCCCTTCAAAGTGAGTTCACGTTTCACAAACATCTTCCGAATGAAATCGCGTTTGTTGAGAGGCTCAGTTTTGAGGCTCTCCCAAGCAATGCGATGCAGTTTTTGCTTCGACTGGGGGAATTTGGAGTTCCAACTCTCGAAATCTTTCTCCAAATCGGGGATCTGTAAAGCTATCTTTTCATCTTCAGTTCTAGCCAATTCTAACACATCTCTCCACAACTGTTCGTCCACGCTCGGAGTCGTCATTAACGCTCTGTTTACCAAGCTGACACATTCGTTGTTAAGCGATGCGCTGGGCACGACGGGAATATAATTTGAAAAAGTGGTGCATACGGGGTAGAACTGGGGTTTTTCCGTCCCGTCTTCTCTTTCTGTGCTACTAATCGTGGCACCCTTTTTCAATTCCTTCAACTCCTTCCTGCTCTCGTAACCTTTAAGCCCTTCAGGCCATCCTTTCAACGCATCAAAGGCGGGTCCTGGAACAGAGGAATAAGTGTCATTATACTCTTCGACCGTCGCGTTAAAGAACTGATCTTCATTCCAACAAGGAGCCCAACACGTGAACATGGTGGACTCGAGCGACATGACCCCCGCAAAAGCTTCATACAATCGCTTGTACATAGGGCTACACAACTCGTTGAAGACAGCTATTTCATCTCTCAAAGTTAAAACAAACGCCATTGCTGAACCATACACTATACAGTCCAGTCTCATTTTGGGCGATATCGACATTTTACCAGGTGCTACAACCTGTTTCATGGTGTTGATGCACAGTTTAAGTCCTGCTTTGTCGCGGGGTATGCCTACCATTTTGGCAGCTACGATCTCAACGATATTCTTAGGCAAGAGTATTGTCTTATCGTTCCTACGACTTATCCACATAAAAGACCCGAAACTCTTGATTTTGCTTCCTTGCAATTTCATGACTGTCAACATTGGTTTGAACGAGCCCTCATCCCCTGGGGCAAGTACACCGTCAACAGGACCAAAATGGTCATTACGGGCTAGACTTTGGGTCATGCTCATGACCCCCACGCTATCAATATTTGGAACCTTAACGCCATCGGGAGTTGGTACAAACTCATATATCCAACTATCACCGACAGGTTTGCCATTCCAGCACATCGATCGACCGTCAGCACCTTCATAGTAAGAGGCTGATAACCAAGACATGCTATCGTGTGAGTAACTACTGGAATTACCAGTCACCTGCATTCTCACTTTAGGCACGCCAAAAGGGTTAATAAACACTTCATAGGTGGATTCATTAAACTCACCATTGAAATGTTTATGGCCGTACAATTCATCAAAACGATGCACAACAGCAAATAACCTGCCCTTCTTACTCCTATGGACAAGTTCCAAAATTTGTTCTCTACTTAAATAGTAAATAGAGTGAACACTCATGTAAACGTCGACTTCAGCGTCACAAAAATTTGCCTCCTTGGAGCAATAACACGCTCCAGGCAAATAATGGCTTCTTCGTACTACGTCATCTGAACTCACTATAGGGTTGCAACTATGTATGTTAGACCTTCCTTCTTGGACATGTCGGTTGGCGTTACCACCGATGTCCGTGATCTTACAATCACCATAGCGCTTCCTAATCTCATTATAAACCATAGTTTCGCAAATTGCCCTCTCAGTAGCACCCAAAGGATGACTATGGGGATGGCCATCACCGAACTTAAAATCCCACCCTGGAAACGTAGCCTTCAGGGTGCTGAGCTGGATCTCGGTGACCGAGTGGTTTCGCGAAAAAACCGGCCTCAGCCTAGAAGGCGAGGACTTGATGTGCAAATTAACCGCTCCATCCGCAGCCGCGTCAACTTGTTGAACTCCATTAGGGGAGTGTTCTTGGCTAGTATCCGAGCAACTAGTAGAACCGCGCTTTGCTTTACGCCCACGTTTGTGGGTTCTCG